TCTTGTCGTCTGGATCAAACATGTCCTGGCTGGCATAGGTATGATTGGTGACCACCAGTCCCACGTCATACTCGCCAAACATGTTTACACAGTTGCGCACCAGTGATGCCAAGGCCTTGGGTTTGCGACCCATGTCGCCTTTCATCTCGCCTGCTTCAAACTGGTTCACATCAGTGGGAGTCAGCAACATGCCCAAGCTGTCCAACACAAACAGTATTTTGGGACGCTCGCTGGGATCTGTTTTGTCAAAGCGAGTCTTGTAGTCTTTCATAAAATCGCTGACCAACCGTGCCACATCGTCAATCAAGGCCATGTTGACTTTGAGCAGCTTGTCCTCACTGGTATCCACGCCCAGGGGCTGCAGCCACTTCTCGTCCAGTGCATTTTCTGTGTCAATCAATATGGGAAACACACCGTCGCGCTGTGCATTGCGAATGATGTTGCCTGAACAGATATAGCTCTTGCCCGAGTTGTGACTGCTGATTCCATCACCCCAATAACGGTGATTTTTATGGCCAATCTCAAAGTCATAACACTCTTCATCTGTTTGATCAACAACCGCGGTCACCAAACCATAAGGAGTATATAAATTGTCAGTCAACACTCGATCACCAATATCCAATTCTCCTGCAAGCTTCCAAACAAGAGTGCCATTATGCATAACTTGCACAAGATGGTTAGTTGCACAAAGCGTAGTTTTACCATTGTCAAGGCTCACTTTGACCATTGGCAGTTCACCTTTGTCAAACCAGTTAATGATTGGTTGATAACCATCGGGCGTACCTAGTTCAATATCATATTCCCTAGAAAGCCACAATTCTCTAAGCTCACCGACAGTGACTTGTTTTTCTTCAGTATGTTCCATCAGTTGATCTTTCTTTCCTGTGTTGATTTATACATTCTACTGCATATGCAACCATATCAGTGGGATTGGACCTGAATTCACTTTCCCAAACTGGATAACAATTACTTCTTTTTTAGTCGTACTTTCACTTTGGCACTGGCAGGTAAACAGCCGCTCTGTCCTGCAAACATGGTGACTTTGCCCAGAGGTATGCCGTGTTTGAAATCACCACTGATGGCATAGTTCAGTGCATAGTTACCGCTGTGAATCCAAGTGCCGGGATCATGGAAACCAATGCTCATCGTGGGAATGGCTTTGGTAATGTCTTTTCTAAAGCGCGAAATATCATAGGGTTTCATGTGATGCCTTTCATGGTCTGAGCAGGCGAAGGCTGACCAGCAACCTCCGCCTTGCCCTCTGTGTGGGATTAAGACTGGTTACCAGCCTTGCGTGCGCGAATGGCAGCCAAAATATCATCTGGTGATGACAGCTTGGGCTTGTCTTGCACAGGAGCAGCTGAACGCGGAGCCGGTGCATTCCATGGCACATCCTCATCGCGCGGTGCAGACTTGGGAGCCACACGGTCCATGATGGTGGCAGATGTCACTGGTTTGACAGCAGCTTTGACCACCGGAGCCGGCGACAGGTCGGCATCATCACCGCTTGGCCCAGCAGCAGAGTCAAAACGCATGCCATTGGGCCGATAGTACTGCCCCCACTTGTCTGCATCATAGAGTTCTTCCTGCACACTGGCAGCAAACATCTCCATGATAGCAGCCAGATGTGCATCATCTGGCTTCTTGGGCAAGAAGCTGCTGAGAGTAAACAGACCATAGGTGTCAATGGCATGCAGCTCGTCACTGCTGAGCGCACGTTCCTTCATGGACCATGAACTGCTGCTATAGTTGGCATAGCCACCCTTAGTAGTCTTTGACAGATAGAAATCACGTCCGGATTGGTAATCAGTAGGACTATTCTCAAGATCCTGACGCATAAGGATTGCCTTGATAGCATCAAACACGCTAGGATTGATGATAAATCTCCGGATTGGATTTTCCGGTGTTTGATCATCCTTGTTAGGATTCTGCGTGACAAAACCCTGGAACACATAGCTCTTCTTCCGCCAGTAGCGGCGAGCCATATCCTCCAAGCTAGGGTCCTTCCACCACGGACGTGTCTCGGCTGCAATGGGACAGCTGCCTGGCTTCCACATGTCCATGCAAGGAACCTGCACTTCCACTGGGCGAGCGTCATTCTGCCCCTTGACTCCAGGGAATGGAATCTTGATGATGAGCCGTTCCACCCAGAAGAAGTCGTTGGTGTCGTCGCCGTCTGGCAGAAACCTCAGAGTGGCAGAACTACCTTCTGGGTTGTTCCAGAACGGATAGATACTGTTGTCTCCGGTGAATGTGCCGCCCTTGGAGCGGTCTTTGCGTGCCTGCTGCTCCAGCAGCTTGGCTTGTATTTCTTTAAGACTCAGTGCCATGATATGTGCCTCCTATGTGTGCTTTCATGTGCCTATTGGTGCTATAGACAGCCAGCAACTGTGTATTGCTAGCTGACAGTGTATTTATGCAAGATCTATTGTCAAGTGCAGGTATTAACAAAAATCCTTCATTTCACAAGGCCATTGCACAACTACTGTTTTAGATGATACCAGCCAATGCTTCTAAACGCAAGAGATCTGCAGTGATATCACTGTCTGCCTCTGCGGCATCCTGCACCCGACTCAGCAGATATCTAGCTGCAGTGGTCAGAGCACGCATGCCAACATCATCAGACTTTTCACAGCCGCAGGCCTCAGCCAGCTGATTGCGCAGCTCTATCACACGATCAGCAGGAGCATTGGTAATCTGGTTGGCCATTTGCTCCAAGGCCTGTGCATAGCCTCTGATGCCGCTGAGCTGCTTGCTGCGTTTGCCAAGCTGTTCCAACGCACCTTTGACCTTAAGTGACAGATCACCGTCTTTGCTGCGCTGCATGTGTCTTGCGGCTCGCTTGAGGTCCAAATAGTCCTCGCTCATCTTCACAATGGCACAGCCGGTGCGATCTGAAAACACACCGTTATTGGCCAAGTGACGTGCCATAGCTCGTGCTCCAGCTATATGAGCCAGAGGGTACTTGAAACGTTCGCCATGATGGTTTTCTATAAAGATATGCTTGACACGACGCCAACGGCTGCCCCGTTTGTCTTCGTTCACAGGGTCTGTATGACGAATGATCAGCCGGCTGTTGCCTATCTGCTGATAACTGCTTTTGGTACTGCCATAGGGCTTGCTGATATCGCGACTTTCTCGGATGTTGTTTACTGCATCTTCGCGGGGATCAATGTCATGATCAAATTTGTACCAATTGACGCTGATGTTTTCCCTGTCACCTACATTGGTCTGCAGACTGTTCTTCAGCTGTATCACCAGATTGAAATCCCTGTCATCGGCCAAGTTGGGTGTTTTGATGTCCATGTGGCTGCTGGCATCGTCGTCGTGTACACTGACCAAGATGTTGAAACTCTGCAGCTGCGGATCATGACTGGGTATGGTGGAAAAAAAGCGTGTGGCTTCGTGCGGGTCCATGGTTTTGCTGCCACCTTTGTCAAACATCTGCGTGCGATAACCACGGCCTCGCAGTATGCCAAAGATCTTGTCTCCTATAAGGTCCCAGTTGCGATTCATCAAGCTTCTCCAGACAGTTTGCCATGTATTTAAGACATCAATAGCCAAAACTTATGGGCATGGGTTCCTCGGACACATCGTTAAAATCATCCTTCATGAGGTTGCCAATGCTCTCATCCCAGCGCGTTACCATCTGCATCATCCTCACACACAGTATCAACGCCATGACTGCATCATCATGCTCTCCGCTCTTGCCGCGGAAGCTGTCACCGTGACTCACAAAGAACTTCAGTTGACGGACCAACATCCTACTGCGCAGTTTGAGCTTGTCGCTTTCCACAAGGCTTTTGAGCTTGGTGCAGGCCATGGCCTTGCTGCGTGTGTTGGTATTGAGACCTCGGCGTTTGGTCATGCCTTTGACCTTGGGTTCATGCAACCAAATGCCGTTGAATGAGTCTTCGCCCATTTCGTCTATGGTCAGTATGGCGCCTTCGCCCCAGCTGTTGTTCTCTAGTGTGAAATAGACCTCTGGTTCACCTCGCTGATCGCTGTGCTTTTTCATCTCACTGTGTATGAGATTCACTATGCCCTGCATGATCCTGACCTGTTGAGGGATACTGGTGCGGTTGTGGCTCCATTCTGCTACCTGTGCCATGTCGGGCAAGCTGAAAACCTGTATGCAGGCATCGTCTTTGCCCACTCCTGCACTGGGATCCAGAGCCACCAAATATATGGCATTGGCCTTGATATGGTCGTACCAACGTATCTGATTGGTCCTGTACAAGGGATCTGTGCCCTGCAGTTTCAGCAAGGTCACTGCATTGATCAGAGTTTCATCGGCTGTGAGAAAATCACACCCATATTCGCGGCGGAATCGGTCGGACCCTATTTTGGCCGATTCGCGAGCAGCCCAGGCTTCGTCGCGGCCAGGCACTTCGCTGTAGTGTGCAGTGAATCCCCGAAAACCATTGATTCCCAATCCATCCGGTGTGTCATTGCCATATTCGTCTATGGTTTTGTTGGCACCGAACCATATCTCTGCAAACTTGTCTTCGTCACTGTTGGGAGTGGAGGTTATGATACATTTGCCGCCGGTGGCCAGAGTGGGAGCCATGGCAGTCCAGAATTCTTCGGCTATGCGAGGTTTCACAAATGCAAACTCGTCCAAATACAGCAGACTGATGCTCATGCCGCGCCCACTGTCTGGTGTGGTAGTAGTGGCCTTGATACGCGAACCATTGTCAAACTTGATGTCCTGCACATTGTAGGTCGCCACACCAGCACGCAGCCAATCTGGCAGTTCCTCATAGCTGAACTTCACACGATCCATGATTTCGTTGGCAGCACGGAATTTGTTGGCAGCTATCAGTATGGTCACGTCTCTATTGAACATGGCATACCACAGGAGATAGCCTGCAGCAGTTGTGGTGTTATGGGTTGGCACCATTGTCTCACCACATGTGAACATGTGGGTTGGATCAGCAACCTGTATGCACCTAACCGGAACACTCTGGCACTGCTTGATGGTTTTTATGTACAGACGACTGTGCTTTGGATGGT